CCTCTTGCCCTGGCATTTAAATCCGTAGAGAAATATTCCCTTTCCGTCTCAAACGAACTAAAACGTCTTGATAACGCCTTTATAGGGCTTCGCGTTAGTATTGCCGAGGCCTTAGTGCCGGTTGCGCATAAATTAGCCAATGTCTTCGGCAATCTGCTTAACCTTTGGAATAGACTAACGCCTGCAATGCAGCAGACGATCATTCAGACTATTGCAGTGACCGGTATTTTTATGACACTGGGAGGAGCAGTGGTTGCGCTGATAGGGCGCTTGGTGCGTTTAAGCGGACTCGTCATTGATTTGGTAGGCAAGCTCGCCTTGTTTGCCCTTGCTCATCCCTGGATTGCTGGAATAGCTATAGCAGTTAGTATCCTTATCGTTGTATTTCTTAAATTCAGAGATGTGGCAGTGCCGGTCCTCAATGCTGTTGAGATTGGTGCGCAAATGGTCTACATCGGATTTGTGAAACTCATCAAATATCTCTTGGTAGGTTTTGACAAATTGGCCCTTGGTTTAGAAAAGTTTTATGAGGTTTTAGGCAAACTGCCCGGCAAACTCGGCGAACCATATCGGGAAGCAGCAGAGCATATCAAACGTTTCCGCGACAATCTTCAAGGTCTTATCAAAGCGTCTGATATGGAGATGGATAGAGTCGGCAATAAGATATCAAACGTCTTGGTGACCGGCGAAGGCAGTTTAGTTAAAGGATATGACAAGGCAAAGAACGCGATTGCCGGATTCATCGATGCGCTTAAAAACTTAGGCAAGGATATCAAGATTGAGGAGGTAGCGCAGAAATTTGACGCGATTCAGTCTATGGCCGAAGGGACAGCAAGATCGCTGGGGGCGGTGTTTAAACACTTCTTTAGCGATGCTTTCAAAGGCCAGATTAGTGATGTCAAAGATTATTTCGCAGAACTGGGCAACATGATGCTGGAAGTCTTGGCAGAGGTCCTAGCCAAGATGATCCTTGTTAAAACCATAGGTTCGATTTTCCCGGGCATGATCCCGTTTTTTCATCAGGGTGGGATGGTGTATCACTCTGGCGGGGACGTTTTACCCATAAGGGCGCATGCGGGCCTTGCGCCTGATGAGGTGCCGATTGTTGCGCAGACAGGAGAAGGGGTTTTATCCAGAAGGGGTATGCGCGCGTTAGGCGGATCGGAAAACTTGAAATCTCTGAACGAAGGAAAATCGGCAAAGGGCAGCATAACCATAAATGTGAATCAGGTCATTCAGGCATGGGACGCTCAAGATGTTTGGCGCAACCGGAAGATGCTTTCGAATGCCATTGCCGATGACATTTATAACAACGGCAAGATCCGTTCGGTAATCAGGAGTTACACATGAGCGATTTCACATATCTGCCGGATTTTCTCATTGATGAGGCGGTGGAATACAAGACGCTTGTTTCGGAGTTTGAGAACGGCGCGGAGCAGAGGCGCCGCAAATGGGCGAATCCACAGCGTAAATGGACGCTTAGGTTTAACAACAGAACGCATGTGGAGATGGCGGAGGTTTCAGATTTCTTTAAAAGCAAATTCGGCTCATTTATGGCGTTTACATGGACTAACCCGAACGACTCCGCAGAATGCACTGTCCGTTTTGTTGAGGACAGTTTTCAGTTTAGCCGCAAGGCATACGGAGTGTATGACTTTGAATTTGAATTTATCGAGGTGAAATAATGCCGCGCGAAGTAGACAGCACATTTAAGGCGGAGAAGGCGAAGCGGGAAAATACGCCTATCTTTTTATACACGCTTGAAAAATATGACGGCGTAAACGATCTTCACCTTGCGGGCCTCGATGAGGACGTGGTTTATAACGGTATTACTTACTCAAAGTTTCCTATAACCCATGAGTTTGTCGGCGAGAACAACCAAGGCGCAATTGACCAAGTAAAGGTGCGGCTTGCCAATGTCTCAAGGCTCATTCAGCTTTATTTAGAGCAGTTTGATTTTAGAGGAAGGCGAGTCACTATCCGTATGGTCTGGTTGAATCAGCTGTCGGATCCGGATGCTTTTATGGATGACATCTTTTATATCGATAGTTACACCGCGGATCAGAATAACGTGGAGTTTACTCTGACAGGAAAGTTTGATGTTTTAGGAGTGGATTTACCGGCAAGGCGCTATTCTCGGAATTACTGCGCATGGAAGTTTAAATCCGCGGAGTGCGGATATTCGGGAGTTGAAATTACATGCAACAAGACAAAGCAGAGATGCAAGCAGCTGAACAATTACCAGAGGTTCGGGGCTTTTCCCTCAGTGCCGACAAGGCGCATATACGTGATGTAGAGAGATGCATCGTGGATAAGTATCTTGGCATTCCGTATCGGCACAGGGGCAGGGCATTAGACGGCCTTGACTGCTGGGGGTTTTTGAAGTTTGTTTATGCGGACTTAGGAGTGACGTTGTTTGATATTGAGGATCTTGAATACAGCAAAGTCTGGGGCCTTGAGGGCAAAGATTATTTTAAGGTGCATTACTTTCATGATTGGGTTGAAGTCAAAACGCCGGAAATTCTGGACGGGGTATTGTTTGTCAACTCAAGAAAGATTGCCAATCACGCTGGAATTGTTTTGAGCAACAAAAGATTTATTCATTGTTGCAGGCAGGGAGTGATTATTTCAAGGCTTGAGGATTCCTCATGGGTGGTAAGGGCAGAGGGATTTTACAGATTAAAGGATAAGAGATGGTAACAATAAGAAATATCGACAATCCGTTTAAGCTGGAAGAAGCGCAGGTTAAAGAGCTTGAGTTTTCAAGAAGCAAGACTATCAAGGACTATCTTCAAGACGCGGGTATAGCTTTTGAGGATAGGCGCGTTATTGTTACCGGCCGCAGGATCTTGGATCTATCGGAAAAGCTTGAATGCGGAGATGAGATTACCGTTATCCCGGAAGTCAAAGCGCCGGTAGTCGCGATTATCTCTGCCATAATTTCGGCGGTCTGGGCGGTAGCCGTAGCTCATCCGTTCTTGTTTACGTTCTTTGTGTTGTCCATGGGTTACGCTATTTATCAGAATATGAACCAGCCCAAAATGCCGGATTTTAATCTTGGCGGTGCAGCGGGCCTTGATGAAGGCTCACCTACTTACGGCTGGGACGGCGTCCAGACTATTCAGGAAGTGGGAGTGCCGGTTGCGGTTGTTTATGGCGAGCACAGGATCGGCGGCAACATTGTAAATCAATACCTTTGGGAAGACGGCGACAACCATTATTTAAGCGTCTTGCTTGCGCTTTGCGAGGGAGAGATTGAGTCGATCGATAGCATGGAGATTAACAATAACCCAATCGCCAACTTTGGCGGTGTTACAGTTTCAAAGCGGTATGGCACAAACTTTCAAAGCCTTGTAAATAACTTCGAAGATCTGCATAACCTTTACCCGGTCAATGCCAATTTAGTTAAAGACAGCCCCTATGTTTACACCATGTTTGATTCAGACGTCGAAGGATTTGAAATTCATCTCAGGCTTAATAACGGCCTTTACCAGCAGAGTTCAGGTTCCGGAGATATTCAGAGCTGGAGCGTGACTTATAAGGTTGAATACAAACTGCATTCCGAGGCTACCTATATTGATTTAGGCGAGACGACTATTTCGGAAAAATCGCGCTCAACAGTACGCAGGGTATTTCGCAAGGTCGGATTAACTCTCGGGCAATACGATATCAGGATCACCCGCACCAGTGATGACAGTTCATTGCAACCGTTAAGGCAAGGTGATTTAACTTTGTTTCAAATCGATGAGCTCAAGACTGATGATTTAAGTTATCCCAATACGGCGTTGTTGGGCCTGCAGCTATTGGCCACAGATCAGCTTAACGGAGGCACGCCGAATATCACCGCAATTGTAAAAGGCAAGAAAGTTTCGGTCCCGGATATTCGTAATAGCGGCGCGCCGGTTAGCTGGGATGACTACTATTGGGACGGAAGTAATTACCGCTTTTTATCAGATGACACTTTGCTTGAATGGGACGGCGCGTCTTATGTCCAGAAGTATTGTGCTAATCCGGTGTGGTGCTTAAGGGATTTTATTATTAATAACCGTTACGGCCTTGGCGAGTTTATTTTAACGTCGCATCTGGATAACGCATCGCTGTTAGAAATGTCGCAGTATTGCGAGGAGAAGGTGGCTGACGGCAAAGGCGGATTTGAGAAACGCTTCAGGCTTGATGTGGTGATTGATTCAAACAACAAGGCGCTCGATATTCTGATTCAGCTGAGCGCGGTGTTTAACGCTATGCCTTTATACAGCGCAGGAGGGATATCGTTCAAGATAGACAAGCAGACGCTGCCTACTCAGCTATTCGGCATGGGCAATATCGTCAAAGACAGTTTTGTGCAGAGCTGGAAGACGATCAAAGAAGTGCCGAACGTTATCGAAGTGCAATTCACTGATAAAGAGAAAAACTACCGGCAGGAAACCATTGCCTATATTGACGAAGAGGCATTGGCTAACGGCGAGCCTATGCGCAAAAGCCAGCTTCGCTTATTTACCACTGGAGCAAGCTATGCTATCCGCGCAGCGCGTTATGCTTTAAAGGTTGCAAAGTATATTAACCGCTCAATTGTTTTTAAGGCAGGCATTGACGCAGTTGCTTGTCAGGCTGGGGATATTATTTCTATCTCGCATGATGTGCCGCAGTGGGGATTTTCGGGTAGGGTTAAGGACGGATCCACAACGATATTAACTAAGCTGGATCGGCCTATGACTATTGAAGACGGCAAGTCTTATAAGATACAAATCAGATTCTCTGATGATTCAATTGAGGAAAAATTAATCACCTCTCCAGCCGGGACCTATACTGAAATCACCTGCCAGGCATTCACAAATACGCCGCAGGATTTTGATGTCTATGCTATAGGCGAAACGAATAAGGTTAAAAAAGACTTTAGGGTTGTAGCGATTCAAAGAGAAGGCAAGAGCGAGGTGCAGATTCAGGCCCTGGAATATAACGAGGCGGTTTACGATGACTCTGATATTATCCTGCCGCAGAATAATTACTCCTCTTTGTCAGGTGAAATTCCGCCTGTAGCAAACCTTACTTTGACTGAATCCCTGGTTAAGAAGACCGACGGCACAATTGAAAATGCTATTGACGTTTGGTTTGACCGGCCGGTGTATGTTGACCACTATGTCAAATCATTCGCCAAGGCAAAGATTTACTTAAGCGATGACAACGGTTTAAGCTGGGGCGCCAGGGGAGAGACAACAGGGTCGTATTTTAGAATTATCGGCGATATTGTTGACAGGCATACCTATAAGGTTAAGGTTACTTCGCTTACAGATATGGATGAGGAAAGCTCTCTTGCTACAGCGCCTGAATCCTCAATTACTGTTGTGGGCAAGTCTGCGCCGCCAAGCGATGTTTCGACGTTTTTGGTTAATCAGAATAGGGATCAGCTTTATTTCGGCTGGAGCGAGATTACGGATGTGGATGTCTGGGGATATGAAATCAGGCGCGGAGTAGATTGGGAGAGCGGCGAGGTAATAACCTTTCAGCAGGGGACGCATTATCTTACCACGGGCCTTAAGAAGGGCATTGATCAGAAATTCTGGATCAAGGCTATTGATACTTCAGGGAACTATTCTGGGAACTCCACAGAATCAATCCTTACTGTGGGCGAGATCCCGTTTAGAAATGTCGTAGCTGAATATCAAGAGCACCCGCTGTGGGAAGGCGTAAAAACAAACCTTGAAATTAGCTCTGAAACGCTGGTGATCTCTGATGGATTTTTTACGGGGGAATATGAAACGCCTGCGCGGGATATCAGTTATGTGGCGGCGGTTTTTATTGAGATAGAAGCGATTGTTTCTTTATCAACCGGCAGAAGATTTAATAGCGACCCGGCCGCGCGGTTTAACGACAGTTTATCATATCGGTTCACAGGCCAAGAGACGCAAAATGTGGCCAATTTTAAGATACGCCTATCAGAAGATAATATCAACTGGTCAGAATGGCTGGATTATCAACCCGGGGATTATTACTGCAGGTACTTTCAGCTTAAAATGATTCTGACGCGGGGGAATTTAGGAGATTACGTGACGTGTTCAACCTTGCAGTATCTCGGAGACCTGCCGGATGTAGATGATTTTGGAAGCGATGAAATTACGGATGCAAACGAAGGCAAGGAAGTGTTCTTCACCAAGACCTATCATGAGGAGCCGAATGTGCATATCGAAATAACAAACGGCAATGGGATTTATGCGCAGTTTGTAGTTAAGTCGACGACGAGTTTTAAAATTAAGTTGTTTAACGCCCAAGGTGCTGCGCAAGTCGGCACTTTTGATTGGCACAGTCATGGAGTTTAAAAAATGGGAAAAAAGTTAATACCGGCCAAATTAATTATTGAATTTGAAAATGGATCTTTTGTTAACGGAGTAATTCTTTACAAGGTTAATGACAGCGGGGTGATAGGCAAGGTTAAGACCATAGGAATAAAGAATGCCGATTTCAGTAAGCCGCTGCTTAATGGCCTGCTTCAAAAATTTATTAAGCATGCGCATGATGCGGAAGGAATAGTGGAATGATTTGTCATCGGTGTAAACAAGAGATTCCAAAGGACATGGCTTATGTCTTGGTCAAAGGGAGCATTATTTTGCGGACTCCTAAAAAGCGGCCGCTGGTATTTACCTGCATTGAGCAGGCGTTTAATTACGCTCAGGCTTTATTTATGCACGATGTCTGCTGGATTGAAACCTTACGGGAATACGGAATAGATCTTTATGACATGAATAAAGTTGCAGAGCAATACAAGAATAGGGAGGTATCCGATGGCTTGGGACAAAACGAAGCCGGAAAATGACATGCTTTTAATTAACTTCCCAGCTGCCTGCAGGGCAAACTGGGAAGCATTAGAGTTAGGCACGGACCCGAATCTTTTAATTACGAATGCCAAAGTTGCGCCGGGAGCTGGCATTGAAGATACAAAACTTGCTCAGATAGTTACGCCGAATAAGGTGAGCGGTGCGGCTTTGACCGGCCTGGCAAGTATACCCTCTGCAGCCGGGGTTCTGCCAGAGGCGAATTCGCCGAATAAACTCAAAGCTGATGTAAGCGATACCACTCCGGAGTATTTCGACGGGCTGATTGATGCTCTGGTGTTCCAGATTTCAGGAAGCGATAAGCTGCAGTTAAAAGACGGCGGAGTCGGCACTGAAAAGCTGGAAGGAGGCGCAGCTTCTCCGGGGAATAACAAATGTTACGGAACCAATGCAGGCGGTGCCAAGGGGTTTTACGAGACTATCCCCGTCCACCTTGATTCAGTTCAGGACGGCCAAGGATTAAGGTATAGCAGCGCCAATTCAAGGTTTGAGAACGCGCCGCCCAGGGCGGTATACGCATAAAGGTAAAACATGGGAAATTATACGAGCGGGCCCCCGAAAAGTTCCGGAGGAAATCCAGTACCTGCAACATGGACGAATGACCCATTAGTTCAGGATGTTACGCCTATTAAAAAGACGCACATTGTGGAGCTGCGGGCATGTTTAGAGGCATTAGACGGCCATTATCATGTATTTAATGGGAATAATTCAAACGCGGAATTGCCGGATGTATCTGTCACATGGGCAGAATCAAATGCGCAGCTTATTGTGGACGAAACGCCGCCGAAGGCATCGCATACTAATGAGGTTATAAATTTTATCAAGGCGTTTAACAGCCACTACCATTATGTGCCGGCATATAGTGTTAATTCCAACGCGTTTGCGCCCGGTTTTGCTTTTGAGGACGACCCGGTTGTAGCGCTTGTTACCTGGATCAAGGCATCAGCTCATGAACAATTAAGAAGCCATTTAGAAAACCTGGCAGGACATACGCACATAGTCTGCTGTGAATGCGAGTGCACCTGCACCTGTACCTGCACGTGTACTTGCACCTGCACCTGCACTTGCCAAGAGCAGTGCTGCAGCGAATGTGATTGCGGAGATTAAAATGAAGCCAAAATCTGCCTATATTTTTGTAACTAATAAATGCAACCTGCGCTGTAAATATTGCTATGAAGAAAACCGCACAGGAGATATGACGCCGGAGACTATGGTCGCGGCTATAGATTGGCTGGCAAGCCATTATGAAAAGGAAATGTTCGCCCGGCCTTTTGAAAACCTGACTTTTACATTCTTTGGCGGAGAACCGCTTCTTAATTTTCCGACAGTCAGGGCCGGTATAGATTACTTGCGAAGTATTTGCGATAAGCTCAACTTTAAGGTAGGTATCCATATCTTATCAAACGGAACCGTATTAACAGACGAGATGACAGAGTATTTCAAAAGTGTCCGTCCATACAATAATTTCAATTGGCACTTTCAGGTGTCCTTAGATGGCTGCGAGGAGACGCACAACGCTAACAGGGTATTTGTCAATGATGAGGGAAGCTATAAGGTCATTTCAGAAAACATAAAAAAGATCAGGGATGTTTTCAAAAGCGTAGGCGTGCGCATGACCGTTACGCCGGAGAATATAAAATCACTTTCAAAAGATTTTGAGGCTTTGCTTTCTTTTGGGACGCCTGTGACTAACCTCACGCCTATTGTAGAAGGAGACTGGAATGATGAGGCAATCAGCACATTTATAGAGGAGCTTAAAAAATGTATTGAGCTGTATTACCGCAAAGGCCATAACCAGTACTTTAACTACCTGCATCATTCGTTGGAGAGGATAGTGGATAATTCATTTAACCGGCAGAAAGGCTGCAGGGCCGGGGAGTACTTAATAGGTATTTCAACCGAGGGCAAGATTTATCCCTGCCATAGGTTCGTCGCCTACTCTAAGAAATATGACTTTTGCCTGGGCGACATTTGGAAAGGGATAGACGAAAACGGCGAGGCGTTTAAGAAAATAAAAGAAATGCGCCAGAGGGCAGTTAAGTGCCTTAATTGCAAGGTGTTTTCCTGTAACAGGTGTTTTGCAACAAATATGTACTTGAATCAGGATCCCGCGGCGATTCCCGACAACGGGTACTGCGAAATGAACGAAAAGATATCAAGCGCCTTGCGGCCGATAATAAGGAGGTTGCTCGTGGAGGGGAAATTATCTCTTAAGGAAGGTGAAATGGCAGATCTAAAAGATAATGGTGTTATGTATAAGATTAGCAAAGACGAGCCGACCGAACTCGTAGAGGACAAATTAGACGTAATGGCTCGCTGTATGATACGCCTGGTGAAAGAATTGCAAGAGGTAAAATCAGCGCTGTCTTTACTTGCCTCAAAGCCGAAGGACTAAGTTATGAAGTGCTTGTGTATTGTCCCATACGAATATACTACCATAACGATGATGTACCGGAATTCTCCCGTTGGCATCTATAAGGTTGCGACAAAACTGCGCAGAGAAGGCCATACGGTTGAACTTTTTAATATGTACCCTCTCTACAGGCCGAGAAAGTTTATGGAGATGAAGCCTGAAGGGATGTATTTCAAGGGGATCCCGGTATCTCAATTTGTTGGGTATAAAAAGTGCGGTAATTTCGAGAACGAAAAATTGTGCAGGGAGTTTCATAGATTGGGCCTTCCGATATCAGAGCTTACGAAGAAGTTAGAGGAATTTCAGCCTGACCGGATATTTATAGGAAACACTTTTACTTTTCTGTGGCGGGCGGTTTACGAGATTGTGGCCGAGTGTAAAAGGGTAATGCCTAAGGTTCCGGTAAAGGTCGGCGGGCTATACGTATACGCTATTCTTTGCCCCCAACACGCCAAAACGTCCGGCGCAGATGAAATAATGACACTGGAAGAAAAAACCGCGGCAGATAATTTTATCAAGATAGATGTTGATTTGTTTGGAGACAACCTTCCGGAGAGGATATTTTTAGGCACTTCAGTAGGATGTCCCAATCATTGCACATATTGCGCCGTCCATATCGTAGAAGGTTGCACAAAGGTAAACACTAATCCGGATGAGGTAGTAAGCGAGCTTAAATACTATAAGTCAATGGGAATAACAAAGTTTATCTTCCTCGATGCTAATATCCTCTACGGATACGAAAATCACTTCAAGATTATTCTCGATAAGGTTATCCAAGAAAACTTGAACCTTGGGCTCTATTCTTATGGCGGAGTAGAGGCACGATTGCTTACTGATGATATCGCGGAGAAGATGGTTAAGGCTGGTTTCCATTCGGTAAATATCCCTATTGAAAGCGCGAGCGATATTATCATCAAAGAATGGAAGCGGAATTGCTTTGTCGCCGATTGGGAACGAGCGATGAATGTTGCCAAAAGGCACTTTCAGCGGTTGCGTTCTTTTTTGATTATCGGCGCGCCAAATCAGGCTACAGAAGATATCAAATCGACCATTGACCTGATAAAGAGCTACGGGGCAGAGGCGGTGACTCTGCCGTATACTCCAATTCCGGGCACCCCCGATTATGAGCAATATAAACATATAGATCTGGAAGATCTTAACCCGGAGTTTTATCCTTGCGCGCACGAAAAAATGAGGGCAGCGGATTTAGAAAAGTTTTATTCGGAAAATCGCAATGTCAGAGTTTGTTTAAGGAATTGGAATGATGTTCAACAGAAAATACCGCCGCCCACAAAGACAATATTTGAAAGCGGGGCGGCGGTAAAAACTAAAGGAGGGATTTAAGTATGGGAAGAGTAATTAATCATGAAGAGATAGTGGTTGACGATGTGGTTAAAAGTTTAACGCAGTCGGTTTACGACCCAGGGACTGGCGTACCAGCATCTTTCGCGCTTATCCACGCAGAAGGCGGGCCGATGAGATATTTTGTCAATGGGCAGGATCCTGCTCCATCGTCCGGGGCTCTTTTGGAGGATGGAGATATTGTGGAGCTCCCCTCGATTTATCACATAAAGGATTTCAGAGTAGTTAAGTCCGGGGATGATTCGGGGAAGATCACAGTAACTTACGAAGCTTAGAGGAGGCACTAAAAATGCAACTACATCTTAAACATCGAAAAGCAAGCAGGATTGTAAAGCGGGTTACGGAAATTAACACAGAGGGCGGGCTTCCGAAGACAGGTCAGACTATGATTTATCAGCCGGGAGATGATGGGTCCTATCAGATGGGATATCCGCTAGGAGGTGGCCAGAGGTTTATTGACAACGGCGACGGAACAGTAATTGATACGGTAACAGGCCTTATGTGGATAAAAGATCCAACGCAGGCAGGCTTGGGATCGCCCATGTACTGGTATGATGCAATTAGTGCCTGCGAGAATCTTGATTTTGCCGGCCACGACGACTGGAGGCTCCCGAATATAAATGAGATTATGTCGATAGTGGATCACTCAAGGTATAATCCCGCATTCGATACCCTATTCTTTACGCCTTTTCCGGATACATGGACTCCTTACTGGTCATCTACCACTAATGCGTCATGGATAGACGGTGCGTGGGCAATGTATCCGTATGACGGATATAAGACTACCTGGGGTAAGCCTTGGGATATGTGTTTTGTAAGACCGGTACGCGGCGGACAATCTTAAAGAGGGAGGGATAAAAATACCAAGCGATAAAGTTACAGTTGAATTTAAAGACGGAAAGAAAATAACCAAGTATCCTGGAGGCAAGATAGAAGAGCAGACAAAAGATGACCTAGAAAGATACAAGCAATTCCTTACAAGGGAAAAACAGCGAATTGATAGGCACATCTCTTTGATCGATGAAGATCTTATGAAGATGGTGGTGTAGTTTATGCACAATAATGGAAGCTGGACAAAATATATCACACCGGTCCTGATGACAATCGCTATTTTTATGCTCGGCACAATCATGGCGCAGGTGAACCGTATTGATGAGAAGCTATTTCAGCATTTGGCAAATGACCAGATACACATGCCGCGGAGCCAATTTGTCTCAAAGGCAGAGTTTGATCTGCACTGCAAATTCTTTGAAAAAGAAAACGACAGGATTATTAAGGCGGTTGACGACTTGAGAAATGATTTAAAGGTAAAAAGCCGAGATGGAAGAAGTAAATAAGGTAAGGCTTGAATTTGATCTGCATGAATATAGACGGCTTGCCATGGTTATCAGGGATCATAAGAGCTTGCTTTATAAATTAAAAATGAATGAGCTAATCAAACAGGGCCTTATTAAAGATATGAATGTCATCACGGGTATATTGGAAAAGGCCGAAGTTAAACCGCAAAAAGAGGGGGTGGGAAAATGAAGGTACTAATAGCTTTTACGCTCGGGAATATCGTCGGGGGATTAGGGATGTTTTTCTATCTGTGGCTAAAAGGCAAGGTGCAGAATGTCGGAAAGCGAAAAGTTTAGTTTACTTAAATTCGCAGGGAGTTTCTTTCAGTTTCTGCCGTGGGTTAAGACGTTACGTTATGTGGCCGGGATAGCGCTTATTGGCTTTGTGGGCCTGACGATATACCGGGCGTTCTTTATGCCTACGCAGACCACAAAACAAATTACTCATATCATTGCTCAGCCTGGCGCGCAAGTAACGGTGGATCAGAAAAAAGAGGAAAAGAAATCCGGGATCGCGGTCAGTCCTTTCGTAGAGGGCTATGGTTTTGCGGAATCTGACGACCGTAAAGGTGTAGGCGCCAAGGCCGGGGTGAGAGTAGATTTTTAGAAGAAAGCCCTTGCTAACTATTAGATTCTACGGTCTACTGGCCCCTCGAAAGGAGGGGATTCCTATGGTTCGCGAGAATATGACGGCGAAAAAGACGCGGTATATCAGCGTCAGAAATGCTGGTGAGGAGACTTACGTCGAGAATATACCGGTAACCGGCCGGATGCAGGATCACCTGCCAGCCGCAAAACTGCGCTTGCGGGAGATCCAACGGGTCATGCCTCTTGGCAAATGGTCTATCACTATCGAACAGCAGTGGAAGGAAAACGGCGTTACACACTTTCAGATGCTGGATGTGGTAACCGGCAAATTGCAGGAATCGGTGCTATGACGGGCAAGTACCAATGGCCAGCCTCGCGATTGGGCGATAAGGAGATGGCTTTGCTGTTTCAAGAGAAGCAGAAGGCCAAAATGAGCATCTGCGAGTTACTGCGCAGGTCCGTCAATATCGCTTATGGCGAGCTGGAGAAAAAGGAGGATTGGAATGGCTACAAAACAAAAGCAGAAAAGCAAAAAGCAGAAGGTTGCAGAAGACAAGAAAGTTGCAGTTGATAAATCCCCATCTCCTAAAGAGGGAATCGTTTTGCATGCCGGGGCTTCACGCGATGAGTTGATGATGACGGCTAAGGAGCGCGGGGTTAAGAACTACCGTGTACTTAATAAGCAGGAGTTGAGCGATGTATTAAAGAATATCGGTGACCAGAAAGCTGTTGATGCAATCGTGGCTGGCGCCGTTGCTAGGTGGAAGTCCGGATGGGGTTCGAAAAAGGACAAAGCCACGGCAAAATCATAAGACATTAATATTCCACTTAAGCCTCCGCTG